ACCCGCTTGGAGATTTCATGGTTGTTCGCAACCAAGGTTCGCGTATAGCTTGAGTGTCGGGTGCACTCTTAGGTGTTTTCACACCAATGCGCTCCTTAAAAGCGTACCCTCGTCTGGCTAGGAGGAGGGGAAATCCATTTTAGAAGCAGTACCTTCTGAAATGGAGACCTTCCAGACCGGAAGGCGTTGTAATCCAGATTCTTACCGTAGTTCGAAACCCTCTGATGTAGCCTGCCCGGAGATTTCTTTCAGCTTAAGTGTTTATGGTTATCATGCAACCCCAAGGTAGAGTTCAAAACTCCCTCGACTTAGATTCATGCATCTATGTTCGTTGTATTACAGCATTCCTAATAAGAATATTAAGAACTCCAAAAGCGCTAAGGAGTCTAAACGCGCCCCTGCAGCCAAGAGTGGATTCATACAGAAACCGGCTCCCAAGAAGAAGAAAACCCGAAAACATAAGGGTATGCTTGGTGACGCTGGTTCCGCTGTTGGAACCTTCTTTGGTAACGCAGGCGTCGGCCGGACGGTCGGCAACCTCATCGGTGACATTTTTGGCTGGGGAGACTATGACGCAGAAGCTCCATTAAATATGGTGGCTACGAACTCCATTACAGGAGATTCATTTTCAAACCAACAGCCCATGTTGCACAATGGTGACGGTTATGCCCGTATTCAGCATAGAGAGTTTATTAGAGACCTGGATCTATACGACACCTTTGACCCTATAACATTCGTTTTGAATCCCACTAACACCTCGGTTTTTCCGTGGTTGTCTAACGTGGCTAGAAACTATGAAATGTATAAGTTCAGAGGGGTGGTTATTGGTTATCGTGGTCAAGGTACTACTTTCTCAGAGACGGGCTCACTGGGGAGCATTTCACTAGCTACCCAATATGATGTGCAAGACCTCCATTTCACAAGTAAAGGTGAAATGTTGAGTACTCTCTTTTGTACTTCATGTAAGCCGTCCGACTCTATGATGCACGCGATCGAGTGTGATCCTGCAAAAACTCCAGTTGCACCGTTGTATTCCGGCATTAATGAGACTACCATCGCGAATGAGACGTTATCTTCCAATTCTTTGGGGTTGGATTTGACTACTTATACGGTGTTGTTCGACATTGTCGCGTACCTCGGTAATGACCATTTGGCCCTTGTTTCAATTGAAGGGGGTCAGCTTGATCTGTCAAAAGTCCTCGCTGTAGGGGACACCCTTACTGCCACTGCCATGATAACCGTAGGGACTGACCCTTCCAGGTTGATGTGGATAAGCAGAAAGGTGTTGGCGGTCAACGTTCTTGCCACCACGCAGGAAGTCATTCTGGAAGGGGGAAATCCTGGTCTAAGTGGAATGTACGACATGGCGGGAGCCAAACTGATCGAGATGACTCGGTCGAGGTCCGTCCCCAACCGTGATTCCCGACTAAACGATTTCGCTCGTGTCACCCTCTCAGCTCAGGGAGCGACCCCTGCCTCAAAAATTGGTGAACTTTGGATTTCTTATGATGTTGAGTTTTTCAAGCCCAGCATTCGTATTGGCGAAGAGATTCCTGCTGCCGGCGCATCTTCACAGATCGGCGACATCCACAGGACAAAACTTCGCCTCGGCCCCGAATATGATGAATGTAAATTCATCGTGTCAGGGGACACAGATCCGAAATTCCCTCATCCGGCATACGCACCCGTGCCTGGCACAGCACCAACCCCCAAGGGGCAGACGTACACCCACGTGCGTCATCCTACTTCCCTAACATAGTAACATAGGGAATCATCAAAGCTTTGAATTACGGCTATATGTAGTTCCCTACCTTTAAGAAGGTTGGTGAAATAATATCTAGTGTTTGTCCAGCTAAGGACCAACATGCGACTATGATCACGAGTCGTTAAACCTTGTTCAACACCCCCGTCGAGGGTGTTTGTCAATATTCGATTGTGAAGTACTGTTCACCGTGTAGAATGTATATATTATTTTTGTTTTAATTTTTATACCGTTCGTAGCTTTCAAAATATGTTGTTCGATATTACAATTTTTGGCGGTTCCAAGCCGGAACTATTTGAGATTCAACTTGCATTGCCCATCACCCTGTTTACAGGGCTGGAGAGACGCTCCTTTGGAGATGAGGCCATATCACTAAGCCCTCACTTGCAAGTCTTGAGTAGCAGTACGGTTATTTAACTGCCTAATCTTACCCTGAGTTTTGCAGCTCAGGAAAGTGATGTCGTTCACCCTCTATTTCGAGAGCTGAACACACCGGACTCCTTTGGAAACGGAGTTATATAAAAGTCAGCACGATGAGTCTCTTGATCAGAGACAGCTTATCGACTGCACCCATGTCAGCATTATCTTTGAGGACTCTACTGTGAATTCATAGTCCAATCTGCGCTGTAATTGGAGGGGGTGTGCACCACACACAGGATGCCCTACCAACCAAATCCTAACCGCCTATCCACGTACACGGAAGGTATCCGATTAATCCGGCGGTGCCATGGTTTGAGTCGACCTGGTACTGTATTAGACTTGCCAATCATCAAAAACTCTTGGAAAAGACATCCACTTCGAGGCTTAACGATTGTCCTGGACCTTTCATCAAAGACGAATGGAAGGTTCAGACCTCAGAGATTGAGGAGATAGGTTCTCACCATGATTCCAGACAGCGGAAACATGCCGAGAATCGCAGGAGGAAGAACCTGCATAGCAGTCTGAGGCGGGAGCAGACGGCAAAAGGGAAGAGTAGGGTTCGATCTACCCGAAAACCCAAAAAGTCCCAACGCAAGCGTAACCAGAAGAACGCTGCAAATGGGCACCGGTTTGGCGAAGCCAGTCATCCGGGACCGAATCGGTTGGAAGATATGGTGCAAGCACAGATGTGTGTTTTCGACACCATTCAGGAGTCTGGAATCTTCACAGTTTGGGGAGGAAGTCCAGACCAACCGGTCGATAGGGAAGCGATGGTCAAACAGGTACGGAAGTGTATCCTGCACGATTATTTGCTAGTTCCCGGGTTTGTCGACCCCGCTTTAGAAGTACGCGTAGACTTTAGTTGTGAATCAAAGGATTGTGCAACGTCTGGTTCTGATGGCACAGACCATGGAGAAGGAAAAGGCACCCGTTTCGGGGAAGCCGAACATCCTGGTCCTGGTGCTACTCAGAAACGGAAGAAGCAGTGGAGGGTTAAGGAAAAACCCGTAACTGCACATGAGCAAGGGGGAAATAGAGATCCCCCTGAGTTGGAGTGTCAGCGATGTGAGTTAGGCAAGTGTCATTTGCCCAATCACCGACATCAAGCTCAAAACCGAAGGGGAAAGAAAAAGGGTCAGCAAAATTCCGCCAAGCGACGGATTTTGAAGAAGATGACGGTCATCTGTGCTGAACCTGAATGGTGTAAGAACCAGTCCAGACCCCACCTCCATTGCGTCGAGGCCTCTACTTGTCGCGAGCTGTGTTGTAGTTTAGCTCCTTCTGGGAATGCTGCCGAAACTACTGCAATTGAGAACACTGTCGAACGGAAATATCTTTCTGGAATGGCAGCTGATTTTGGTATTTATGAAGATGAACTTCTCCAACCCCTTTCCGCAGGTTTAGAACCGTTGCGCCCCAGTGTCAGTGACGCTGAGAAGGAGGATGAATTTGACCGATTACGAGATCAGTTTCTCAAGAAAAACCCAGCTAAAAACCCTAGAGTGAGGGAGGAGGAAAAAGCAGTCATTTTAGAAGATGACGATGATGGTTACCAAGCTGAGGTAACCGTAAACGAGAGCACAAACATGCCACCGTGGGCCAAGAGGGAATTACGTGAAAAATTGTATATCAATAGACGCGGAATCGTTCCTGAACGTGTAGACACAGGTCTACTTGTTTTCCCCCCCCACGGTGGATATTATGGAGATTACTCACCACCAATTGTATGGCACCCTCCAGCTGTATACGAGAATCTCCATTCCGATGTTACTGTAGCTCCATCCTGCTCCTCTGAGTATCCGTATGTGCGCACTAGTTATGTGTATTCTCCGCCAGTTCTTCACCTTGAGGAGTTGAACCTGGTGTATCTTGAAGAGAAACATAATGGCGGTCCGCCTCCACTCGAGGAAGAATTTGAGGGGCTTGATGCTCCCTGGATAGAAGCCGACTGTTTACCAATACCCATTCGATATGATTGCATGGATTGGGAAGAGGTTTGTCAAGCGCACCCACTTAATGGGTTCGAGCTTGCATTGGCTGAAAACCTTCATATCCTTGAAGACATCCAGGGAACAGTTGTGTCTTGTCCCGACATTGTTGAAAAACCACTAGCTGGTAGTGGCTCTACTTTAGTTAATAGGGAGGTGTTACCCCCGATAGACCATGAAGCCCCTGAGTGTGTTCAGGATCGCGTGCGTGCCTATGTGCCATCCACCATCGACCATAATGTGTGGATTCCTGCCCATATGGACACACTGGATCCAGAATCTTTCCACCCAGACTTTTCCGGTTATTTTGACTACGATGGAGATGATCATCCAGTTGATGGTGAGTTTGACCCTACAGTTGAGGATGCCACTCTGCACCTTCACGGGGACCCCGTACAAAAGGGAATCCTTGGTTCTATGAAACGATTCTTTAAACGACTTGCACCATATACTCTGGCTGATGTCAGAACAACCACGCAAGATAAGGTTATGTTGTCTAGTACCATAGGATACTCTTGGACGTTGTTAAGTAGTAAGGTCTTTTTGCGCGATACGTCTGTCGCTAAAGACTACTACTTAACTTTAGGTCTCAAAACTGTCTGTACCCAAAAGATCTTCAAAAAGTTTGCTCAAAAATTGTTGGCTGCTACCAAGAGTCTCCCTTGTGGGGCTCGTGTACTGGATGGCGACCTCTCTGTTAATGGAAATTTCGGAAAGGCTATGGATTTTCATATTCGTAAGTCCTATCCCTCGTTTTTCGTTTGGATGAGAAACCAAGTCAACACTAGTGAATTAATGGAGGCTTACAATTGGACACTTTGCTATCTTGCTGTTGAAACGGCTGTTATGAATCTCAAAGCTACTGCTTCTGAGAATCGTGCCATCGTTGATATCAAGCACCTCAAAGTGGGTATTCCCAAGGAAACCACCATTCCAATTGGAGTCACCAAAACATTCACCGGGCAGCAACCCTTTTTGGAAACTTATCGTGACAATGGTCTTTTTGTAAAGAAGGGCCATTTTTCATCAAATGGGCTCCTCGATTATGCGAAAATCACGGAGCATGTCAAGCGCAAACAGCGACCCCCCCGGTCCTATGTCTCTTCTGATGGAGGTGTAGTGCATAGTGCAACTGTTCCTGCCAAGACTATCATTCAAATGACTTGTGCGCTATCCAGGTTAACTAATGCAGTTGAACCTGGTGAAGAGGGTTATCATGAACATCTCATGGTCAATAGCTATGCCGCTTGGGACAATATCGACTTAGAAAAATTTTATGACTTTTCTGAGTATGCTAAGAGTCTCGAAGCAGTTAAGTTTGATTTTGGAGAGTTGTATGATGAAGCCAAAGACCATCCAGTTAAGAGAATGGAATACACCCAGTGCGTGGAAACGAACGCGCTAAACGGTGTTTTGATGAACCCAGAAATTGAAAGTGATGCTAGGGGCGTATTGAATGCTGGCAAACAGAAAGATGAACCTTTGAAGTTCAATTCTGAAGCTAGACTTTACGTCACTATTGGCCCGAAAGGTGCAATGATTGGTTCCAAAGCCTCTAAGGTCTTGAAATCAGTTCGTGCGTCCGAACCTGTACTTGTGAATGAAAATGAAGGTGCCACTGTTGGTGCCATTTATTTCATTCCGCGAACGGATCGGTTCTCACTGAACGAATTTGCCCGATTGTGCCATAATGGAACTCGTGGACACATCCGCCTTGAAGGTGGAAATCCACTTCCCCTGGCCCGTGAAATCGAAGGGTCCAAGAGATATATCATCTTAGTTCACAGTGATGATACTTGGATTCTATTGGAACAGTTTATTGATGGTGCTTGGCGTGACTCATGGTTCACGGTCGACATCAGTAAGTGTGATAAGTCCCATGCAGGTATATTCGACCATTTCTGGAAATTCTGGAAAGGCCGTCCCGATCTGTATGAGATATTGGAAGCTCAATTGAAACGTTCCATTCGTGTGGAAATAGGAAATACAAAAATCGACGCTTGGCTTGAGCCGCGTTCATTAGTGTTGTTGTCAGGTCACTCTTTTACAACCTTCATCAATACTTTTGCTTCAGATTTTATGGCTATTAATTTTATCACGAAGGGATGTACCACGGTCAAAGATTTTATTTACACCGCATATTCTGTGGGGTACAAGATCAAATGTGCCCAGCAGGAACGGTGTTCCGATACAGATTTTCTAAAACACTCCCCTGGTTATTCAGTGACTGGAACGTCAGTGGCAATCCCATTTTTGGGTAACCTCTTTCGTTTTATGCACCACCGTATTGGTGATGTTCCAGGTACTGGGGATCAGAAGTTGAGATGGACTATATACAATTATGGTAATCTCAGATCATTCACCCATGGTATTTCATCACCATGGATAGATGTGATGGTTAAGAAATTCAAGAAAGTGTTGGATACTGGTTTTGCTTCGCGTAAGATGAAACTAGTCGATGCCATCTTTGAGTCAACAGGAGAAGAAGAGGAAAGCTTTAGTCAGAAGAGTTTCAGTGCTCGTTTCCGGACTACAGCGAATTCCAAGAATTTTGTTAAGACGGTTCGCGCCATCAAAGCAGATATTGGAGATAAGTGGAAATATCGTCGTGATCTTGATGAAGAAACGGTGGTGGATGAGATTGCTGATTCAGCTTGGGTTCAGAGGTACATTACCCCTGAATTTCCCGAATCTGTTCTACTCAACACATTGTATCGCTTCGCCAATCTTGAGCATGGTGAGTATTTCCGGTCAGCTGCTACTGATCATATCCTCCAACTTGACTATTCCCTTCCTCCCCCATCCGACTGGACCGTCTATTCCAGTCCTCCTCCCCTTCTCTACTGCACTCCCTCCAGTCGAGAAGCTCGCGAACCTTAGCTCTAGGTTCCCTTCCCCTTTCCAAGAGCCG